ACAAGTGTTGTTGTAACAGTTTCTACTGGTTCTCGCTGGGTTATTGTGTAATGTTTGGCTTTTCAACTTTTTCACAAGCTCCATTTTCTAGCGTAGGAACCAATCCAGGAGTAGCTTATACAGCAGCCATATTGGAAGCCATATCTTCAACATTAGATTCTCCATCAGCCAGTCAAGGTTCATTTTTTTCTATAACAGAAGCTATTTCTTCGGTACTTAGCGTACAAGATTCCCAAGTTGCGTTCCAAGGAGCGGTTACAGAACAAATTTTATCTGTCGCCGATTCTCCAGTAGCCTTAGCTGCTTTCCAAAGCGCTATCGTAGAAGCCATTACATCCACCCTTGATGCGCAGACTGTTCAAGCCGCTTTCCAAGGCGTAGCTACAGAAATTATGACATCGGCTGATTCAACAACGGTTCAAGCTGCGTTTTTGTCTGCTATTGTAGAAATAATGACCCTAGCGGATTCTGTTAATGGGGTTAGAACTGCTTATGCAGCGATTGTTGAACCTATTGTGGTTCCACCAGAAGTACCTTACACAGGATTCTTTAGCTCTATAGTTGAAGCTATTACGATTGCCGACACAACTAATGGCATTAAAGGTTTTATAGACTCTATAGTAGAAACCCTAACATCAGCAGATACAGCACAAGCTAGTCAAGGAACTTTTAACTTTATCGTGGAAGCTATATCTTCCGTTCTTTCCTTGCAGCCTTCTCAAGCCAATTTAGGGGTTTCTATTACCGAACCTATTACTTTGGCAAACTCCGATATTGTTGGTTTATTTGCCAGTATTGCAGAACCTATTTCATCCATAATAGATTCTCCAGCGGCTCAGGCAGCTTTCCAAGGCGCTTTGGTAGAAGCTATTTCCGCTATAAATGATCCTACAACTGGGGTTAATATCTTTTTTAGAAGTGTTACTGAGTCTGTTACGGCTGCTGATAATGCTGTGGCTACAGCTATATTCAATACCAGCGTATTAGAAGCAATTACTGTAGCTAATTTTGACTCTACCCAAGCCAATTACCATATGGGTATTGTTGAGAATTTTGCCATAATTGATACCATATTTGGGCGGGGCTGGTTTATAATCAACGATAACCAAACAATTACTTGGACTGCGGTGGCAAATGGTCAGACAACTACATGGCAGAATATAGGGGATGACAATACCCCAAATTGGACAATAATTGACAATGGGCAATAAGGAATTCTATGGCATCCACATATTCAACTAGCCTAAAGCTAGAACTTATAGGTACTGGTGATCAGTCTGGCACCTGGGGTGCTACGACTAATAATAACTTAGGAACCCTTCTAGAACAAGCTATTGTTGGACAAAGTACTATCACAATGGTCAATGCAGACTATACATTATCCAATGTAGACGGTGCTACCGACCAAGCCAGAAATGCCGCAATTATCATTACAGGCACTCAAAGCGCTACATTTAGCGTAATCTGCCCAGCAGTTCAAAAGTTGTACATGATTACTAACAATTTAGGATCTAGCGCTACGGCTTATTTTAAGCCCTCTGGCGGTACTGCAATAAGCATTGCAAACGGAAACACCATTCTTGCTTACTGTACAGGCACTACTATGGTTCCTTTGAACTATGTGGATAAAGCGGGCGCAGCCAATATTTCTGGCGGTGCAGCAAGTCAAATCCCATATCAGACTGCAGCCAATACTACTAGCTTTATAGCTAACGGAACAAGCGGTCAAGTTCTTAAATCTAATGGTGCTTCAGTCCCAACTTGGGTGGATCAGTCAACTTTGGCTGCTGGTACTGCTGCATTGGCTACAGCCTCCACTAACATTGCTGGCGGGATTGCTAGTCAAATTCCATACCAAACTGGGGCAAATGCTACTGGTTTTATTGCCAATGGTACAAGCGGGCAAGTATTACAGTCTAATGGCACTTCTGTTCCTTCTTGGTTATCCCAGTCTTCATTAAGCGTTGGAACAGCTACTAACATAGCTGGTGGCGCAGCAAACCAAATACACTACCAAACAGGTTCTGGAGTAACTTCTTTTATTACAGCTCCAACGACTTTTGGTACAGCTTTAACATGGAATGGTTCAACATTTACTTGGGGAACTCCTACTGTTGCAGTGGCTAACGGGTGTGTATATGAAAATGGACAGACCATTACTTCTAACTATACAATGAGCACTGGAAGCAACGGCGAATGTGCAGGACCAATAACTGTGGCTACAGGGATAGTCGTAACCATTCCGTCTGGCAGTCGTTGGGTAATTAACTAAGGAAAAATTATGGCTGGAACGCTAGTTGCAAACACAATTAATACTGATACAGGCTTATTTAGCACACAAAATGCTTATAACGGTGTTGCTAGAGCTTGGGCTACTTGGACAGGCTCTACAGGTGCAATACTAGGTTCATTTAATGTAAGTTCAATTACTAGAACTGCCGCAGGACAGTATACTGTTTCATTTACTACAGCTATGCCTAATGCAAATTATTCCTGCACAACTGGTGGTGCTATGAATAGCGGTTCTAATTCTGCTTATGTTAGCACAGGCTCAGTTGGGACAAATACTGCAAGCACAGTTTATATTGGCTCTGTAAATTCTGGTGGTTATACGGATTTAGCATATATCGCTATAACTGTTCATAGTGCTTAATTAAAGGATAAATCATGGCAGGAACAATAGTCGCTGATACTTTACAAAATGGTGCTGGAACTAGCACTTCAATGGATAATGCCATTAATGGTAGTGCAAAGGCTTGGGTAAGTTGGGTAGGTAGCACTGGTGCAGTTAGAGCTTCTTATGGCGTAAGTTCTGTATCAAGAACTGGAACTGGAGCATTTACAATTACATTTACAAATGCTTTTTCTGACACAAATTATTGTTTTGCCTTAGGCGACCAAAGCGCATACAACAATAATTCAAACGGTGGAATACAAGTAAATCCTGCTGTAACAATAACTACAACTACAATCGGTGTAATGACAGGCACACCTAGTAATGCTTCTTTAGGTGATTTTCCAATTAATTGCATAGCTTGTTGGCGATAAAAATATTTTTTAAAAAGGAAATAAAATGCAAGTAATTATTCACGCAAACGACAATGGTGGCGTATCTGTAACCGTACCGACTGGCGAAATTTCAGTTAAAGAAGTATTAGCAAAAGACTGCCCAGCAGGAGCAATCATTGTTGATGATTCAGTTCTTCCACAAGGTGCAGATGCTCAATTCTTTGATGCTTGGGAACTTAACGGTACAACTGTTACTGTTAATCTAGAAAAAGCCCGTGCATTTAAACTCAAGCAATACAACGCTGGTGCTGTTCAAGAAGCCCAGAAGCGACAACTCAACACCTTGGCTGGCATTGATAACGCAGTAAGCGATGCAGACTTTATGGCTAAGTTACAAGCTAACCGTGCCGCTATTGCTAGTGCAACAACTACTGCCGAATTAGCGGCTATTTAAGGATATATTATGGCTTTAGTTCTTGATGGGTCAAATGGAGTCACTTTTCCAAGTGGAGCTGTTTCTAATGGAATTGTTAGTGGTACTACAGTAGCCTCCACATCTGGCACTGCTATTACATTTAGTGTACCAACTACAACCAAAAGAATTACTGTAATGTTAAGCGGAGTTTCTTGTAGTGGATCTGCTGAAGTTATTTTTAGACTTGGAACATCAGGTGGTATCCAATCAACTGGCTATTTAACTGCTAGCTGTGTTGTAGCTGGTGGCACTGCCGCTGCTAATGATACAACAGGATTTCGTCTTTATAATAATAGTGGAGCGGCTGCTGACGTAAGAAACGGAAGTATAATTTTTTCTCTTCTTGATTCTGCAACTGGAACTTGGACTGGGTCTGGTATATTTGGTCAGTCTGATTCAGCTAGGGTTGGTTCAATTGGTGGTTCTAAAGCATTATCTGGAAATATAACTCAAGTACAAATAACTACAACAAACGGTACAGATACATTTACTGCTGGCAAAATTAACATTCTTTACGAGTAATATGATGCCTATGCACAAGTCGAAGACTATGTGGTTCTCTTTGGCTTTGGTCATTGTTGGGTCTTTGTACGACAATATATCTTATTTGCAAAGCATTATTGACCCCAAGTATTACGGAATTATTCTTGTTGGCATTGGAATTGTTTGCGCTGTTCTGCGTTTTTATACCACCCAGCCTCTGGATGAAAAATGATCGATCATGTCAAAATTATCATTATTGCTGTTATTCTTTCTACTGTTTTTGGCAGTGGCTGGTGGTTGGGCAATTCACGATATGTTGAGTACAAGAAGTCGGTTGAAGCTGTCGCAAAAGCACAAGAAGAAAAAGTTAAATCCATTCGGTCACAGCAGGAACTCGTAACTAAAGGAATCAAAGATGAATATGATGCGAAACTTAGTCTTTTGCGCCAGTATTATGCTAACGGGGTGCGCAAGTCCAGTAGCGGTTCAGTGCCCACCAATCCCCTATCCACCATCCCAACTGATGCTGTCTCCTCCTACAATGTTCTTGCTGGACAATGCGCAGAAACCACCCTCCAACTTGTAGAATTACAAAAGTGGTTAAATGAACAAATTGGTATCAAATGACATACGACCAATTAGACAGGCTTGGTATTGACCATAAATGGCTTGCTCCGCTAGAGGCTGCTTTTGTTAAATATGATATTAGTACTACTGTGCGCCAAGCAGCGTTTATTGGTCAGTGTGCTCATGAATCTGGAAATTTCAAGATTCTTCAAGAAAATTTAAATTACAGCGCTGCTTCACTTATGCGTGTTTGGTCTAGCAGATTTCCCAGTATCGATGTGGCTGAACAATATGCAAACAATCCAGAAAAAATAGCAAATAAAGTTTACGCAGGACGCATGGGCAACACCGAAGAAGGTGATGGTTGGAAATACCACGGGCGTGGATTAATACAGCTTACTGGCAGGGAAAACTATGCAAACTGCGGATCTGGTTTGGGTGTGGATTTTATTGGGAATCCTGATTGGCTTCTTGATCCTAAATATGCGGCTCTAAGTGCTGCTTGGTTTTGGAACAAGAAGGGTTTAAACGCCTTGGCGGATGCCCAAGACTACGATACAATGACTAAACGCATTAATGGCGGTTTACTTGGGCTTGACGATAGAAAAGCTAAAATTGCCAAAGCAATCTCAGTACTAGGGTAAACCAGCATGACAATGCAAAAGTTACAATTTAAGCCTGGTGTTAATAGAGACCAGAGTAACTATACCAATGAAGGTGGTTGGTATGCTTGTGACCGTATTCGTTTTCGTTCTGGACAACCCCAAAAGATTGGTGGTTGGGTTAAGGCTACTGCACAAGTTCTGATTGGTGTTTGCCGTCAGATGTTTACTTGGATTAGTAGCTTTTCAGATAACCTAATGGCGGTTGGAACCAATGCAAAACTTTATATTGATGCTGGTAGTAATCTTTATGATATTACTCCCCTTCAGCATACTTCTACTACTTTAGGTGCAGCGGCTGGACCGTTTACAGCATCAGCAGGATCTACCACGATCACTGTTTCTTACTCTACAGATACTACTTACAACCCAACTGTAGGTAACTATGTCACTTTTGCTGGCGCTACTGGGCTTGGTGGGGCTATTACTGCTGCCGTTCTTAACGCCAAATACGGGTACAAGATTACGGCTGTAAACACTACAGCTAAGACATATACCTTTACTGCCACAGTATCAGCAACCTCTGGCGATACCAACAAAGGTGGAGCAACTGTTACCGCTTACTATGACATTGATGTTGGTCCAGTAATAAATACCTATGGTTATGGCTGGGGTACTGGTTCTTGGGGTAGTGGTGGCTGGGGAGTTGGCGGAGTAACACCAATCAAAATTTACCAGCGTGATTGGTTTATGGATAATTTTGATAATGATCTAGTATGTAATATCCGCAATGGAACCCCTTATTACTGGGCATTAGATGCCACTTTTGGATCTAGAGCCATTCCTTTGGCTTCTGTAGCTGGAGCGTCCGATGTTCCTACAACTGTCATGCAGTTATTGGTTTCTCAAGGTGATAAGCACCTTTTAGCTTTTGGAGCCACAGCATATGCTGGCGTTACTTTTGACCCATTATTAATTCGCTGGTCTAATCAAGATGAACCGCAAAACTTTACCCCATTGGTAACAAATTCCGCTGGTTTTGTTAGGGTTTCACGGGGAGACCGAATTATACGGGCTATCCCAACTCGCCAAGAGATATTGGTATTTACTAATGCTACCTTAAACTCATTGCAATTCTTGGGTACTACTGATGTATTTGGATTACAAGAACTCTCAGATAATATTTCTATAGCTGGTCCTCGTGCCGTAACTACAGTAAGTAGCCAAGCATTCTGGATGGGAACAGATAAGTTTTATGTTTATTCTGGTCGTGTAGACACGCTTCCTTGCACCCTTAGAAACCATGTGTTTGAGAACATTAACTTTGACCAAATGGATCAAGTAGTTTGCGGAACCAATGAGCAATGGAATGAGGTGTGGTGGGCTTACCCAACAAAAAATAGCAATACCAATGATGCCTATGTAATCTACAACCATTTTGACAGAATTTGGTACTACGGGTCTATTAACCGCACAGCTTGGAATGACAGCCCATTACGTCCATATCCACAGGCTGCTGGTGGTGCAGATGGTTCTCAGTATATCTACAACCACGAAGAAGGTGTAGATGACGACTTATTGCCCATGTCTTCTTATATCCAGTCTTCAGACTTTGATATTGTGGATGGAGAACAGTTCTTATTAATTAAACGTATTATTCCCGATATTGAATTTGAAGGATCTGATCTAGGGGAAAACCCTAATCCCGCTATTACTATGACGATGATGCCAAGAAACTTTCCAGGCGCAGCATATTCAACTTCGCCTTCTAAGAGCGTAATAGAAACACAAGTAAATCAATATACTAACCAAATTTACTTAAGGGCTAGAGCACGTCAAATGGGATTTATGATTAGTTCTGCTGATATAGGTGTCCAATGGCAATTAGGTAGCCCTCGTTTAGACGGCAGACCAGATGGAAGACGTTAATGGCAAACTATAAAGTACGCTCTCCAGCTCTTCCAATACAGCCAAAAGAATATGATTTTAGTCAAATGGATCAATTTCAGAATGCACTTCGTCTGTACTTTAACCGCTTGGATCAATACAACATTAAAGCCTCTACTGAACAAAACTCAGCTAATGTGCTTCTTTGGTTAGGGATCATGTAATGGCTTTTTACGATATAACCCCAGTACTTTTAGGTCAGGCATCAATTACAGGCACTATAGCAACGCTATATACGGCTCCTTTAAATGTTCGTACTTTTGTAAAAGACTTAAATATTTGTAATACTGGAGCAACACCAGTCACAGTAAATGTCCATTTAGTACCCAATGGAAGCACTGCAACCACAGCAAACGCCATTTTGTATGGGTATTCAATTACAGGAAATACTACCTACCGCTGGACTGGAATACAAATTATGAATGAATTTGGCACTATCCAAGTTAAGGGTTCTACCACTGGATTAACTATCACTGCTAGTGGCGCAGAAGCTATTTAACATGATAAAATTAACTCCAAATACCCTTAAGAGGCTTTTATGTTCAATGTAGACCAAGAGCTACCTGCGTCCCAAATCATTATGAATGATGCCCATGCTAAAGCATTTGGGGCAGAAAAGGTCGTCCAAGGGATTAATAACTTAGTCCAGTCTGGTAAAGCTATTTTAGTACAACATAATAACTCTGTTATTGTTTTGATTAATCTTGGAGATGGTTCCTCTGAAATCCATCTTTATACAGTAGAACCTCCCCACAAATTGGCTTCTTCAATGAAATACTTCCACGATGAGCTTGTTAAATCTGGGATTCAAAAAGTATATGGCACTGAAATGCCAGAAAAGAAGTTGATTAAACTTATGTTGGCGGTGGGCATCCCTGTCGATAAGTCAGATAAACCCGATTACTATTGGATGGCTCCAGTACAATGAGATACAACCTAGACTCCACGCTCCCAATCAATGCGTTCTCCCCTCGTGGAGGACGTAGCCCGTTTAATCATGGTATGACTTTAGAGGGCGGCGGCGGCGGTGGCATTCTTAGTGGAATTGGTGATGCTGTTGGTAGCGTGTTTAAAGGCGTAGAAGAAGGCGTTAAAGGCATAGTTCAGCCTGTTTATGATGCCACTTTAAAACAAATTCCTGGCGTTGATAATGCACTTGTAAATTTAGATAAATCTGTTGGTAAAGCAATTCCTGGTGGCTGGGGAACTATTGCTTCCACTGCTGCAGCGTTTATTCCTGGTATGCAACCCTTGGCAATGGCTGGTATTGGCGCTTTAAACGGCTCAGGCGTAATGCGTGGAGATCATAAGTTTAATTTGCAAGGCGCTATTATGGGTGGTGCTTTGGCTTATGGTGCATCAAACTTAGCTCAAGGTTTAGAAGCTGCTGGTGGCGGTGGAACAGCAACAGACCAATTAGTTGCTAAAAATATTGCATCTAATTTAGGTGTTGAAGGCGCTTCTTTTGCACCTGGTTCACAAGCAGCTATGTTGGCAGAACAAGCTAAAGGTTTTGGTGAGGCTGGTTTAAACAGCATTAAAGAAGGCGCAAACCAAGCAATACAATCTAACTTAGCAAGTGCTGGCGCAAATGCCGCAGCAACCGCTGGGACAAATGCGGCTGGCGCTGATGTGTATTCTGGTCTCGCTGGGACTCAAGGGGCTATACCTCCAACAGCTATTCCACAACCAACAGGTTTGCAAAGTCTTGCCAATAGTGCGGGGGATTATGCCAAAGGTACGCTTTCAAACATGGAAGCTGCTGGCAGAGGAATTCAAAATCTTTCTGGTTTAGGAACTGGATCCGCAGAAGCGGCTAAAGCTTTTTCTGGCACAGGCGCTGGTTTAACCAACACAACTCTTCCCATCCTTATGGGAGGAACTGGTTTGGCTGCTGTAGACGCACAACAAAAATATCAAGCAGAATCAAACGCAGCTAATGATAGTAGCAATGCTCAAATTGCAGCAGAAAACGCAAGAATTGAAGCAGAGGCTGAAAAAGCAAGAGAAATGGTTGCCGCTAACCCACTTCAAACAAGTGCTGATATTAGTAGTGTTTCTCCAAATTCAACGCTTTATGATAGAAATAATTCCAACGATACTTTGTACTCAAGAAATAGTTCTGCTTCTAACCGTTTATACGCTATGGGCGGTTCAATCGTTAATCCTCCAGATGACCAAACTGGAATGCCAACTCAAACCCCAATGGAAAATTTTGAACAAGGCGGTCTAATGTCTATGATTGGACGTACAGCACCACAACAAATGTTTGCTGTTGGCGGGATAGCCGAACCTAGATTTTTATCTGGTGGTGGCGATGGAATGAGCGACTCAATTCATGCAAGTATTGACGGAAACCAAGAGGCTCGTCTTGCTGATGGAGAGTTTGTAATTCCAGCGGATGTGGTTTCACATTTAGGTAATGGTTCGTCAAAAGCGGGCGCAAAACAATTGTATTCAATGATGGACAAAGTGCGTCAAGCCCGCACTGGTCGCAAGTCCCAAGGTAAACAGATTAACCCACGCAAATTTTTAAATGCGTAAAGGATAGAAAATGCCAACATCAACCTCGGTCTCGTCAGCCTTAACTGACGTACCAGCAATATTAAAACCATACATTACTGATGCTGGTGGAGTGCTTCCTACCGCCCAAAAACTTACTAGTCAAACCTATGACCAAATGTATGGCAACGCTTTAAACGCTGCTGGTTTAGCTGGTTCTGGTCGTGTTGCTGGCTTGTCTAATATGCAACAACAAGTTGGCACAAGTTTAACTGGAATGACAACTCCAGATCAGTTTGCTGCTGGTACAAGTGCTGCAAATCAAGGTTTAGCTTCCTTGGGTCAAGCAACCGATGCTTATGGAAACGTTGGCACTGTAGCCAATCAAGGTTTAACCAACTATCAGATGGCTGGTCCGCAAAGCTATACTGGCGATCAAGTAAGCCAATATATGTCTCCATATATGCAACAAGTTGTTGATGTGCAAAAACAAGCTGCTTTACGAGATGCTCAAAAACAATTAGTTGGTGCTAACTTAGCTTCTTCCCGCCAAGGCACTTATGGCGGCGCTCGTAATGCTTTAATGCAGTCTGAAGCGGATCGTAACTTGCAAACTCAAATGGGAACTATTCAAGCTACTGGTAGTCAGAATGCTTTCCAAAATGCGCAACAACAATTTAATACGAGCCAACAACAACAACAAGCTGCAAACCAAGCTAATTTAAACGCTAACCTTAGCGTACAACAGTTAGGTTCAGCGCAAAGTATGGAAGCTCAAAAGGCAAACCAAGCTGCTGCTTTGGCAAAAGCTCAGGGTTATGGCAATCTTGGTCAAACATACAACCAATCAGCATCCACACTGGGCGCACTGGGTACAGCAGATCAAGCTGCAAAAATGGATATTCTCAAAGCTCAAGGTGCTTATGGAGATCTTGAGCGTAACGTTCAGCAAAACCAACTTGATGCTCAGTACAATGATTTGATGTCCCGTTTAAACCAACCATTGACTAACGTTGAAACAATGAACAACTTAGCTCGTGGTGTTCCGTTGACGCAAACTGGCACAACTACGACAAATACAACTCCACCTCCAAGCTTTGCAAGTCAACTTGCTGGTACAGGATTGACTGGTTTATCACTCTACAATATGTTTGGTAAATAATTATGAGCATTCTTGACGCACTCAGGCAACACAATAGCTCAATTGATGACTTAGCAAAACTTCCTCAAGCCATGATTATGCAGATGGCTCAAAGGAAAGAAATCAGTGAGGATATGCTTGCTCCAATCCTTTCTCGCAAAGCCGAGATGATGGATGCGGTTGCACGTACAAAGTCTTTACAGCCACAGTCTGCCCCTCCTACGGTGATGGAGCAGATGATGGCTAAGAATGCTCAAGCAGAACAACCACAAACAGTGCAAATGGCTTTACAAGGTCAACAAGCACCACAAATGCCCCAGCAAATGGCGCAATTGCCAGAAGATGTTGGTATTGCTACTCAACCAACTCAACCAATGCGTATGGCTGGTGGTGGAATCATTGCATTTAGCAAGGGAGATTTAGTTGACCTTGAAGATGACATGGACGAGGAAGACTTAATAGCTGAATATGCCGATGCTATGAAAGCTGGTGAAATGGCTATGATGCGGGATCAAGCTGGTCATGGAAATGCTGGTGTTGGCATTAAGTTTCATGAACCAATGCCAAAAGGTGCATCACAAGGTATGGTTAGCAATGAAGACCAAGCACGTAAACATAATGTAGGAAACTTACGTCCATCTGGCTTTAGTTACGAAGGTCAAGTAGGCACTAGCAAAGGCGGTTTTGCTATGTTTGATAGTCCAGAATCTGGTCTAAAAGCCTTGCAACATGACATTGGTATTAAGTTAAATCGTGGTTTAGACACTCCTACTAAGTTTATTTCTGTTTATGCTCCCGCTGGTGATAAGAATGATGTAGGTGCTTATTCTAATAATGTAGCTAAAATGCTGGGCATTGGCGCTAACGATAAGATTCCAAATACACCAGAAGCTAAACAATTATTGGCTCAAGCAATTATTCGTCAAGAAGGTGCTCATAAAGCTACTGCCGCTTTTGCAAATGGCGGAGAAATAAAACATTTTGTCAATAATGGATATGTTAATTCTGATGATGATAGAAGTGCATTCCAACAAGATTTAGTTGACACTTTTGGGTATTCAAATGCGGCAGATAAATCCCCAGAAAAACCAGAATGGTTACAAAATACCATTGAGTATTTTACAAAACCTAAAAATCGTACTGGAAAAACAGCTTACATTCCAAATGCCGATGCAAACTTAGATAATCGTGATGTTGGAACAAAAGGTTCAATGAAACCACCAGCTCCAAGTTTAAATGCTCCAACTCCTCAAGGTGGTTTAACTAATGAAGAGATGATGCGGGGTTCTACTCGTGCTGGAACTTGGGATGCCTTAAGCAACGATCAAACTACTGGTCGTGCTTTGCCACAAGCAGCTCCAAGTTATTGGGACAAAGTTGCCGCTCAGATGGAGCAAGATCGGGCTGATAATATCAAGCAAAAATCTGAAGATAGAAACATGGCTCTTCTTACTGCTGGCTTGGGAATGATTGGTGGTTCTTCACAACACGCTGGTGAAAACATTGGTAAAGGTGCATTAGCTGGTGTTCAGTATTTATCTGAGGCTAATAAACTTCGTGGTTCAGAAAAAGCCGCACTTGATAAGAACGCATTAATTGCCCAGCGTTATAAAGAATTAGGTGAAACCGCTAAAGGCAACCAAGCTGGTCTTATGGCTCTTCGCCAAGGTGAATTAGCTGTAAGCCAAGGCAAGCTTACCGAAGCAGAACGTACCCATAACTTAAGTGCAATTGGTCAAATGGAGAAGAATTCATTGGCTAAAGCTATGGCGGCTTTGAAAGCACAAGGTTTGCTTGGGGAAGATATTAGCAACCCACAAACTCAAAGAGCGTTAAATGATTGGGTACAGAATGACTTAGCCAATAACAAAGCTTATAATAATATGTACCGAAATGTGTATGGCTTTGATTACGATGTAGGTCAAAATGCTGGGTCACCTACTGGTGGCAATACAATGAGGTTTGACAAAAACGGCAAATTGATCAAATAAAGGGTCAGCATGGCAATTACCGCTCAATTATTTGACGGGACAACTTTAGAGTTTCCTGATGATACCGATAAGTCAATCATTCAAGACACTGTAAAAAGGTTAACTGAAGAAAAACAAGTTAAGCCTGACACTGGATTTACTGGTGCTTTTAAGTCTGGAACTGAACGCTTTAAAGGCGATGTAGCTGCAGTTCTTGGTCGTACTGGTATTATGAATACCGAAGCTGCAGAACAATATAAAGCTCACAAAGAACGTCTTGCAGAGAAGATGTTTACACCAACTCAAGAGGGTTGGTCAGAAGCTCCATTTACAAAGTTTAAAGAAACCCTTGGCGGTTCTCTTCCATATACTGCCGCTCCATTGGCTGTTGGTCTTGGCGCAGCAGCACTTCCAGCAATAGGAGTAGCAGCCCCAATAGCCACTGGCATTGGTATGGCTGGTGCTGGTCTTGCTTCTTTAGGTCAATTTACAGGTTCTAACCTTTCCCGCCAAATGCAGGAAAACCCTAATCTGCGTTTAAAAGACACAGACTTAATGGCTGCTGGTGCTGCCGCAGTTCCACAAGCAGCATTAGACGTAGTATCTTTGCGCATGATTCCTGGCATTGGAAAGATATTTGGCGCTGCTGGAAAAGAAGTTACTCCAGAACTTGCTAAACGAATTGCGGAACAGGGAATTCTTAAAACTGCTGGATACTATGGCGTAGAAGGCGTTAAGCTTGCTGGCAAAGAAGGTGCTACCGAAGCTGGTCAACAGTTCTTTGAACGCTTACAAGCTGGTTTAAACATTGCTGATGAGCAAGCCCGCAGCGAATATTTTGACAACTTTATTGGCGGCGCAGTTCTTGGTGGCGCATTGTCTGTTCCTGGTGTCGCTATTGAGCGCCGTAATATTGTCAAGCAAGGCGCTCAGATGGAAGAAGAGCAAAAGCGCCAAGCCATTATTGATCGTCAAAAAGCTCAACGTGAAGCTTATTTAGCAGAGCAAGAACAACTTAAGCAGACCTCACAGAACCTTGGAGTACCAGAAACATTGGCTCTTCCAGCTCCAGAAGAGAAGCTTGAAGCTATGCCAGAAGAAGTTGATCCATTGATCAACCCATTGGGTCGCTTTAAATCTACAGACCTTAGCCCGAAAGAAGTGGCTGAAGTTAACAAGCGCAGAAAAGAAATGGGCAAACCCCGCATTGGTCATACATTTTCTATTGAGGATTTGGCTGATGTATTTACTATTCCCAAAAACCTTGATCCCACAGATCCAGAAGATCAAAAAACTATCCAACAAATTCAACAGAATAAAGATGGAATCCTTAACCGCTTGGTAGCTGCTCGTACTGGATACCAAGCTGGGCAAGACTTTGCACCACAAACGATTGAGTTATCGGCACAACAACGTGGTATAGATACTAGAACCCAAGGGTTTAAAGACTTTCTTACTAGGGTCGCTGGCGAAGAAGACCTTACTGCTATGTCTCCTCCTCAACGTGTTGCAGTTGCACAAGCACTTCAAAACGTCAAACCTGGCGAAGAGTCTCGCATTCTTGAGGCTGGTATTAGTAACGCTAAACACTATACCGCAGAACAATACAACGATACTATTGCTGGTCTTCATAAAGAATTTAAACAAATGGGCAATCAAGAGAACGGTAGAAGTAGCGTTCTTAAGCTTATTGAAAAATACAGCGGTCTTAAAAATGAACGTGATCAACAACGTATTTTGGATGAGGCGGTTAAGAATGGTGACTTTGAGCGCAACTTAAAAGTTAGCTCAACAGGTCATAACATTGAAACGCTTAAACCAGCCGAAGCTATTACACCGTTGCCAGGCGGAATGGACATCCGTAAAGAAACGTTTAAACAGGGTGAAACTCCTGAAGCCTTTGTTGTACGTGCTGGAAGCAAGGTTTTAAGTTCAGTCGAGACTGCTGAAGAGGCTGACCGTGACCTGGCTGCGCATGAACAAAATCGTCAGGCTGCCGTTGTAAACACCCAAAAACAAATCCAAGGAATCCAAAACGGAATTAATGCTCGTAATGCCGAGTTGAACCAAATGCAATCTTTAGGTCAAGATCAGACCGATGAGTTCTTTACTAAGTCAGCCCAGTACTATGGTGCGGATCAACAAGCCAATGCCGCTATAAACGATTTGCGCCAGAAACAACAAGAATTTATGGAGCCTGTAAGGGTTATCCCTGTAGGAACCAAGCCTGTCGCTAAGGAAAGTTACACTTTTTACGAAAAAGATCAGCCACAGGTTAAGTTTGATACCGAAGAACAGGCAGAACAATATGGCATTAGCCGCCTAGATGATGCTACTTTAGAGCAAATTATTAGATCTGCCCCCCATCAAAAGCAAACTGGGCGAGTAAAACGCTATGCAGACTTGGCTCAGAAGGAGCTAGATGAGCGCAATTCACTTGAATCAGAGCGTGGCATAGCCGTAACCACAACCCAAGGACTAAAAGGCTCTAAAGAGCGTTTAGAGAAGCTTGGCATCTATAACAAAGAAGTCCATGACAACCTTGAGAAACTGCGTCAAACCTTATTACCAGCACTAAAACGCTATGGCTTGGAGAAGGTAGCTTTACGTATTCTCAATAGCATTGAAGATGGCAAAGCTGATGGCTACTATATTGAGCAAGTTATGGCTATTGCGCTGGATGCTAAGAATCCTATGGGTACTTTGCGCCATGAATCTATCCATGCGCTTAAAGAATTGGGTGCGTTTACCCCACAAGAGTGGAAGATTCTTGAGAACAAAGCTAAGTCTGAATGGGTACAGAAGTACATCAAGGATGCCAATCTGTATGAGTCTTACAAACAACAGTACATTGCCGAGCATGGCAACCTAGTTGGGTTTGAACCATACATCCAAGAAGAAGCTATTGCTGAGGCGTTTAAACACTTTAAGGTAGGAACCCTGCCAGCAGGTATGATCGGTAACATTTGGTCTCGTTTAAACAAAATGTTTGAAGCGCTGCGCAATGCATTTAACAAACTTGGTTTCCAGACTAGCGAAGACATCTTTAACAAGATTGAACAAGGCGAGAAGAAGCCTAAAGAAGCTGGTCAAGCACAAGCTGGTAAATACGACTTAACCAAGCGTATTGATATGACGTTTAAAGACGTTACAAAGCGTGTACCGCAATTGGTTGCTGCTGCCAAAAAAGTTGCTTCTGGCGAGATGACTGCCGCTCAATATGATAAGTTGGTTAATAAGTACAAACCTATCTTGCCTTATGATTTTATTCCAGAGCCAGCTACGGCAAAAGAAGCTATTGATGCTTTAACTTCAGACAAAAAGCCTTTTTATGGAAAGACCGATGAAATTCCAAATGGTCATCCAGTTGGCTTGCGTTTAGACATCCCAGCATATAAAGACCACGGTGTTTGGGTCAACTCTATTCACAATGAAGGTGCAAAAGGCTCAATGCCAAATGCGGTTTATTCCAATGTGGCATCTATCAAGAATGCTAACTTTGAAATAACAGAAAGAAATCAAGAAAGATTTTTAGATTTTGCCCAAGAAGCAGTCAGCGCAAAAGGCGAAAAACAAAACAAATTTACTGGCGCTCGCATCTATGGAAATTGGAATCCAATGAGCGAGAAAGAAACGGTTGCAACTGCCAAAAAAGTCTTAAACAATCCAGCATGGTCACAAGTTGGCATGGATCCAGAGCGTCATAGTTATTTTTATGACAGAAAAACAACGCAACCAATTGTTTCTGCTGATGAAGTAATTCAAATTGGTCCGCTGGTGTTTGCTAAAAACCCAGTATATTCATCCAAGAAAAACTTTAAGTACTCATTGCGTACTAATGCGTCAGAAGCCGACCTTAAGAACTCTTTAGCTGACAAGCGAGTGTCTCCACGTTTGCCAATCTCAGCAAAAAATACCGAAGATGTTTATGGCGTAGATCGTTTGCAACCAGACTTAAATACATTTAAAAAGGAAGCGGTTCCTTTTAATAAAAATATTGAAATCCTGAGCAAGTATCCAAATTTTGAAGGATTGACTGGTAGTAATGAAGAAAAAGCTAACAGCATGGTTGATCAGATGGTTGATAACCTTATGTGGTTATTTAATCATTGGAAGCCAGAACTGCGTGAGCGCTCAAGATTGTGGTACGTTGGTGGTAACAGAATTTCTACACGTTGGTCTGAACGTTATGGTTTGCCAGCAGAAAACATTGCCGCAGTTATTGCCGCATTAAGCCCACAAAAAGATTGGTTCCAAAACGTTAGATTGGGCGAATCAATTTTAGATGCTATGGTGTTTAACAGCACTACACCTTGGGACGAATCCATGTCTGCCGTTCTAAATAATCGGGAATGGGGCAAAAAGTTTTCTAAAGAATTAAAGTATTCTCCTAGTCAACAAATCTCTCGCTTCCAAGGTAAAACTTTAAAAGATTTATATGACCCAAAAGATGATGCATCTTTATTGGATATGGCTGTATGGATTCGTGCGTGGGATGAAGCAAAGAATCCACAGGTCGCTAGAGTCATTACACCAGAGGGCAACTTCTCAAATGATGTGGATGTTGGTAAAACTGGCAAACCAGTAGCTTTAAGAGCGCAGGGCTTTAATGCCATGACTAAAGCGCTAAAAGCAATCCAAGCTAAAGGTGTTCAAGAAATTTCTGAACTGATTGGCGCAAACCACAAAGTTCGTTCCTTCTACAACAATATTATTGCGCCGTTTGATAAAGACGATGTAACCATTGATACCCATGCGGTTGCCGCAGCATTACTCAGACCACTTGGATCTAGTGATGCTGAGGTTGGTCACAACTTTGGTTCATATGCTCCTAAGAGTGCAATAACAGGTTTAAACGGTACATACGCTTTATACGCCGAAGCGTATCGCAGGGCTGCTGAAAAAGCTGGTGTCTTACCTCGTGAGATGCAGTCCATTACTTGGGAAGCAGTACGTGGTTTATTTAGACCTGAACAAAAAACAGACACCAATAAAACCAAAGCTGATAACATATGGAAAGAATATGCAAATGGAAAAATCACCGCAAATGAAGCAAGAGAAAAAATCTCTGGAATGGTTCAGGGGATCAAAGACCCAGCTTGGGTTAGATCCACTGCTGGAAACAATGAAACAGAGACAGATTCCACTTACAAAGGAGAATTACCTCAAGTTAGCGTACCCAGCGGAAATGAAAATATCTCCAGAACAACTCCAAGAAGTGCCAAAAATTCTAGAGTAAAAGAGAAGTTTTCTTTACGTGCTCCTGAGACACCAGAATTCAAACAATTCTTTAAAGATACCAAGGTTGTAGACAATGATGGCAAGCCAATGCAAATGTATCACGGCACTGCTGAAGACTTGTTTACTGTATTTGATAAAGCAAAAATTCGTGCAAGCGATTACGACACACCATTCAATGGCTTTTGGTTCTCTAATGACAAATTTACATCGCCAGCAATGCGTGATGCAAAGAATACAATTCCTGTTTATTTAAACATCAAGAACCCAGCCCCAAGCGAAGCATGGAGAAAAGTTTCTAAAGATGTATACAGAGAGTCTGATGAAGGCAGCTTAGTTTTAAGCAAGGGTTCTCGTTCAGAAGGTGATGAAATTAGAAATCGTTTGCAAGCTATGGGATACGATGGTGTTCATTATGGTGGCACACCAGACATAAATAAAAACGAATTTGAAAAAAATGGTTACACAAGCTTTAAAGATTTGTCTGGTAAATCGTACACAATTGCCAAGAATGATGAAAACGGCGGGGTGGATTTATACAGTGGAAAAGTAAATGAAAAGCCAACCTATGAAACTGAAGAGCATATTACTGGGTATTTAGACCTTAATGACTTTTTAAATACATTTGAAAATGAAGTTTGGGTAGCATTTGAGCCTAATCAAATTAAATCTGTAACAAACGAAAAACCAACAGAATCAGAAGACATTCGTTATTCTTTGCGCAGCCAGCTATCTGATGATTTAAACGAGCGTATTGGTATCACTACAACCAAGCGTCAAGAAAAGGGTTATGTTGACCGCATCATTGATGCAATCTCTCCAACTGCCATTACTCGTATCCGCCAAGGTTTAATTAATAAATATGAGTCTATCGAACAACTATCCCGCTTGCGTGGCGAAAAGATGGGCGGGGATCAATTGTTGGCAGAGAACTCAGCAATTGCGGCGGCATTGCAATCTGATCGTGCCGCTGGTATTGCCGCATCCTCTTTTAGAGATGGCGTTCCAGTACTGGACAAAGGCTATACATACGTTACTGATATGGATGGCAAGGTTAAAGGTCTGATCCCGATTCTTGAGCCTTTGATGAAGTACAAAGACCCATACATCTTCCAAACATTCCAGTACTATGCTGGTACTCGTAGGGGTAGAAGGCTTGATGCCGAAGGTCGTGAGAAGACTTTCACCAAGGAAGACATCGCCTACGGCAAAGAATTAGAAATGCAGTTCCCTGAGTTTTCCGAAGTATTTAATGAATATCAAAAGTACAACCAAGGCTTGGTTAAGTACATGATGGACACTGGAGTTATCTCCGCACAAGAAGCCAAAACATGGACTGAGAATTGGGATTACATTCCGTTCTATCGTCAACTAGAGGGCGAGAAAACGGCAGGACCGAAGGTCTTTTCTCCAATTGCTGGTGTCGCTAAACCTAAGAAACTTAAGGGTTCTGAAGCTCCATTGGATGACTTCATGGAAACAATCGTGCGTAATGCACGTGCGGCAATTGAAGCTGGCATGAAGAACGAAGCGGCTCGCAGAGTCATTCGTGATGTTACAGACTTTGGTTTAGGGGAAAGACTTCCTAGTTCACAGTCAGGATCTGATGTTGTTTCCGTAAAAGAAAACGGCATGACAGTCTACTATCGTGTAGCTGACCCACTTTTGGTTGAGTCTCTTAAGGGTTTAAACCTACCACAGCTACCGTTTATGGATTTCTTGTCAGCGCCAGCCAACTTGCTGCGTAATTTTGTTACCAAAGACCCAGGCTTTATTATTGCCAACTTAGGTCGTGACTCAATGCAAGCTTGGATTACCAGCGGAACCGACATGAAACCTCTGGTTGATACGTTTAAACAGTTTGGCAAAGAGCTTGCTGGTCAGTCTCCTGAAGCATATGCTTTGGCTAAAGCTGGTCTGACTGGCTATGATTTTGCTGGTGATGTTAAATCTACCGCCAAACAAGTTGAAAAAGAATTGCGTAAACGCAGTGGCGCTAGGACAAAAGGCGAGCAAGCACTACTTCCGTTAACATCATTCTGGGAAATGCTTGAGCATGGTTCTCATGCATCCGACATGGCAACCCGTGCCGAGGTTTACAAGCGTACCCTTGAAAGAACAGGTTCAGAGGCTGAAGCTTTTTACCAAGCAATGGAGGTCATGAACTTCTCACGCAAAGGTAACTCTGCCGTAATCCGCATTCTTTCTGCAATGATTCCTTTCTTTAATGCACGTGTCCAAGGTCTAGATGTTCTGTACCGCACAGGCTTTGGCAAGACTGCAATGGAAAATAAAGAGACAATTCAAAAAGCATTTATTTTCCGTTCAATGGTTCTATTGGGTACATCAGTTATGTACTGGGGTCTCATGCAAGACGATGATGACTATAAAAAGCTATCCAAAGAAGAAAAAGATAACTATTGGATTATTCCAGCGATCAAGATTGGCGATAAGCCATTCCGTTTTCCTATTCCGTTTGAATTGGGCGTACTCTTTAAGGTTCTTCCTGAAAGAGCGCTTGAGTATTCTTTTGGCACGGACACAGGAAAAGACTTGCGGGAATCATTATTCCGTAATGCTATGAGCACTCTGTCGTTTAACCCTATACCTCAAGCAGCATTGCCATTGGTTGAAAACGCTACAAACCACTCGTTCTTTACTGGTGAACCAATCATAGGCAAAGGTGTAGAGGGTCTTGCTCCACAATTCCAGTTTGGCGCTGGAACATCTGAATTTGCTAAGAAATTGGGCAAAGAGTTAGGGTATTCCCCACAAAAGATAGATAACTTAATTCGTGGATATACGGGAACAATGGGTAGCTACGCAATGATGATGATGGATTCAGCCCTTACCCAAGAGGGAGACTCGGTCAAAGCTGCCAAGCGCATGGAACAATTGCCAGTCCTTAAGCGATTCTTTGCTGGTGATATGGGCAATATTTCAGCTTATTATGATTTAAAACAAGAGGTTGACACAGTTGTACAAACAGTTAATACTCTGCAACGTACTGGTAATTCCGATGATTTAAAAGAATATTTGGAAGAAAACAAGAAGTTGTACGCATTGAAGAGTTATATTGGTGTATTGGATAAAAACATGAAACAATTCAATAACATGGCTAAGATGATTAATGCATCTAAAACTATGACTGCTGATGAAAAACGAGAAGCTTTAGACAAGATTCATGAAGGTCAATTGAAACTTACTGAGCGTGTACGAATACTAAGAAAGCAACAAGAATAATCCACGGAGGCTTTTTTGACGAAATACTTTCTTACCGATGATCAATTTATAGAATCTTGGAAAAAAACAGGTAGCCCTCAAAAGTTTGCAGAAAAACATGGCATGGATGTCCGTTCTGTATATAACAGAAGACGATCTATTGAGACTAGATTAAAAATTCAATTACCAAGTTTAGATGATACTAGATATTCTCCACTTAGAAAGTTAGAGCAAGTCATTGGGAATGCTAGACGAGGTATCAAAATGGAAAAGGGCAGAGTGGTTGTTTTCTCCGATGCTCATTTCTGGCCCGATGACTACACAACCGCATACAAAGCTCTACTTCAAATCATTAAAGAGTTTAAACCTAAAGTCGTTGTGGCTAACGGCGATGTTTTTGATGGAAGTCAAAATAGCAGACATCCGAGAATCGGCTGGACTCATAGCCCCTCAGTCCGAGAAGAGTTGGAAGCCTGTCAAGAGTTCATGGGAGGCATTGAAAGGGTCTCTAAAGGCTCTGAATTAATATGGACTATGGGTAACCATGACGCACGATTTGAAACGTTCCTAGCCGCTCAAGTTCCACAATATGAGGGAGTATCAGGGTTTACCCTTAAAGACCATTTTCCTTTATGGAAACCATGTTGGTCTTATTGGATCAATGAAGATGTTTGCATTAAACACCGCTGGAAAGGCGGGTTTGGAGCTGGTAGGGCTAATAGTTTAAACGCTGGAGTGTCTATGATAACGGGTCACACGCACAACCTCGCAGTTCAACCAGTCACTGACTATAATGGAACCAGATATGGGGTTCAAACTGGAACATTAGCCGATCCCAATGCAGAACAATTTGTCCATTACACAGAAGACGGACCAAAAGACTGGCGTTCTGGGTTTGCTTTGTTGTCGTTTGAACGGGGTAGACTTATGTTGCCAGAGCTAATCCAAGTTTGTGGAGAAGACGAATATGAATTCCGTGGCGCTATTCACAAGGTTTAAACATGAAGCTTACCCCAGCTATCCTTCGTAATTTATATTCTGCAATCTATTGCATGAAGCCATTTGGTAATTGGGCTATGCCTTTGCCAGAGCAAATTGACTTTATAGTGGATCAAGATCCAGAGGTAATGGGTACTTATTTGTATGATGATGGCGGAAAATTTGAACATACCATTACTATTTCAACCAAAAAGTGTGGTCATTTAGCAACAGTTATTAGGGTGCTATGCCATGAATGTGTGCATATGAGTCGTTGGAAGACCAATAAATGGTCACACCACGATGCTGAATTTCGTAGGCGCACCAAAGTTATATCAGACGAACTTGGATTTGACCCGCTCGAATTGTAAAGTTAAATGTGTATTTTATTACACATTTGTAAAGTTAATGGTTTATAAATAAGCCCATAAGTACACTAATGGTTTATTTATAAGTCATTTTTAAGCTTTTAACTTTATACTTATAGGTATAAAAAAGGTTGCAAAAAGCAACCTTTAGGTACTAATTGGAACTTTTTACTTCTTCTTTGGTTTAAAGAAATCTTCCCAAGTGGACAATAAGCAGTTGTACCAAAACTCATACGCTTGCTTAGTGCGTTCAGTTACTTCTTCAAACTTTTTGTATTGCTCATCAAATGTAAACATGGATAACTCCTAAGTTATGTTGCGATGCACCATTTTACACTATTTAGCCATTACATACAACCCAACATTACCAAGAGCATATCCAAAATATGTGATAGCCAATCCAACATTTCCTTTAAACCCTTGTTCTCCAGCAATATATGCATAAATTAGTCCTGTAACAATGATTAGCCAGCTACTCATTTCTTTTGTGCCTTTCTTAGGTACTCGGCAAGTCTTTCACCATAAGTCAATGAATGTATATCCATTTTTAACGCTTCAATTTCAGCTTGTTGCTGGCGTAGCATGGTGGCTATTTCTTCTCTAGTTACCAGCTTGTACCAACTATCTACTTCTAATAGGTCAGCTAGTTCATTTGCGTTCATTTCTCTTGTGCCTTTTCCATAATTGTCTTTAAAAATGGGCGCCATGTATCACGCCAGTCCTCTAAAAATGCCACCTGTTGTTTTAGGTCTTTGATTTCCTCTTGTTGCTGGCGTAGCATGGTGGCTGCTTGTTCTAACTGGTCGGCAAGTCTATCGTTAGCGCCTTCTTGTACGCTCTTACGGCTTGTTGCCTTTCTGCGAATTGACGCACGGATTTCCATTGCATCCGCTAATTCATTTGCGTTCATTTCTCTTGTGCCTTTCTTTGCCATTGTGTAGCCAATATGTACCAAGCCTCTTGTAGTATTTCCTCATCTGTTAGTGTCTTTGCTGGATGGGTGTAGAGTGGAATAGGCGCTTTTGTTCCTTGGTATTTAAAAACAAAATCACTACTAAAGACTGTGCATCCCTCACCTTCAGGGTAAAAATGCGCTACTGGTTCATTGTTCATTTTGTGCCTTTTCTGTAGCAAGATAAACTTTAGCAACCAGACCCAGAATGTATGCAAGGTCGTTTAAACTTAGCTGTCCCATAAGCTGGATAATTTTTATTACCGCAATGTCATTATCTAAGGATTGTGCTTTAACTATAGGTTCAATCATTTGGTAGTGCTTCCGTAAACTTGTGCTTCAAGATGTCTAATCTGATCGTTTAAAGACATGGATCGTTCAAACGCTCGCTTCCAATACTCTATTTCCTCCGCCTGTTTGCGTAACATATTGGCTATTGCTTGATGCGTTTTATCATCAGGCTTACTAATTTCTACAAAATCAGCTAGTTCATTTGCATTCATTTCTCTTGTTCCTTTAACTGTTTGTTAAATTCAGCAACCTCTTTCCACCATGCATCTGTGTACTTTGCTGGCTTTTCAATCCTATCAGCGTTAACTGTTTTTAATATTTCTTTTAACAGCCTAATTACTTCATCCTCAAATTCAGTCATCTTCTTTCCTTATATACTTGGTGGCGGGAACTTGGCTGATACCATTTCCAAGAGTTCCTCTTCTGTCGTTTTAAAGGTGCGCTCAAACAATTTTCTACCCAATCCGTGAATACTGGAATTTCCTCGATGATGTTCGGGGCAGAGTGGAATGACGGGTGCTGTAGAGCGAGGGATATTACCTCTTCTAATGTGATGGATTTCCGCTGGAGTCCCTTCGTAGCCAAGCTTGTAACATAACGCACAACCGAATTCTGCGAGTTTTCTAAAGTGTTCTTTTTCATCTTTAGTTGCCACTTTTCTTGCGCCTTTGGATCTCACGTGCCAAATACCATGCACTTTTTTCAAGGTCTTCTATTTCTTTTTCTTGGTATTTTTCGCCAGCTCTCCAAATGTATTTAATTGCATTACCAAGGCAAAAGTTTAAATGCTCCACAATTTGGATGCATTCAACTCCTGATGGGTGGTTTGTATAGTGTTTTGGATGATTTACTGCATCATTTAAAGCAAATGATGCTTCACCATCTTTAACGTTAATGGTTTTTGGAAAACAAAATGGACATTCATCTCCAGCATAGTTAACTTCATGTCCTTCACAATATGCGTAAGTCATTTTTTTTCCTTTCCCATTTTTATAAGCTCTGCGTTTAAACGATTTATCTCAACTTGCTGCGCATAAATTTGTTCACGCAGCATTTGTTCGGCATCTTCTTTGTCAACCCATCCAAAAAATGGAACAGGCTCTCTTTCAGCTTCTTTTCTATCGTCCGTAGTAAAGGTTGTCATGCCCAACCTTTCAAAAGAACAATTAACAAAACAAAAATGCCAAAGTATTCTGCAATTCTAGTAGTCCAATATTGACGTTTAATTAACTCAGGATCACACAAAAAGTGTTTTTGAATAAGCAACATATCTTTGTCGTGTTCAACATATTTAGGTTTTAATGGATTCAAATAGTACGCAGATCCAATACTAACTTTGCCATTGTTATAAGGTAAATTCATTTAAGCCTCCAGTTGTTTACCGCATTTAAAAAGTACATCTTTTGGAACCAAAAAAGCTTTTTTGCTTTTTGTGTCCCCCTCACCTACAAACTCTACATACTTCAGTTTTTGCTGAAAAATACAATTGACAATGCTCATTGGCTTCATCATTACAAAAACGTGGTCATCATGGAAAACCCAGTAATCCGCAGTCGTTGTAATAAGCGCAGATGCTTTGCCGTTCATTTCAATTTCAACAACAATATTTCCAGTCTCGTTACTCATCGGATCATACTTAACTTCGACAGACTTATGTAACTCAGGAATCCAAATATCATAGCCCTTAAATGCGTTCACCAGCGTGGCGCATGAATACTTATTTTGAATCATGGCTAAAGCTTTTAACTCTACGTTAAGACCACGTTCAAGGTCGACTTGAAAAGTGTTCACTTGTTCTCCTTAAAGGAGAGAACTGGTTTGATTAATGCTTCCATAGCCCATTCTAAATACTGTTTTATCTCTTGCGCATTTTCACCGCCCATTGTTGCAGTGCAGTGCCCTATTGGTTTGCCGATGTAATCGTAATAAACTTCTCGGACTTCTACGTACTCTTCATCAGGAAACTCTTCAGACTCCATCTTCACTAGCCGTAGATTCCAAGTCATTTTTTGGTCACTTTCTTTTTGATTGTTTTTTTAATTGCTGGTTTAATTGTAGGTTTTCTTCCTCTAGCATTGCCAGTATTAGCTCTGTTAGCAATTTGGTCGGCAGTGGCATACTCATTAAGTCCTTCTTTAAGCATAGCGATAAACCCCCACTGAACAAGAATTTCGAGGTCTTCTTTCTCGAACCTGATGAGAGCGTCAGCCGAACCATCTTTATTCTCCTTTTGAATTGATACAGATATAGTCATTTTTCATCTTCCTTATCGGTAATTTCTACTACGTAAACACCTTCATCAACTTCTTCTATTACGGCTTTTTTCTTTTTTCCAAAAATTGCCTCAAAGTTTTTATCAAATTGCTCTCTATTTGGTATTGGTCTTGGTTTGTCACCCTTGCCACCATCTCTATAGTTATGACTCATCTGTCTTTACCCTTCTCTTTAGTGCATGGTTTTCAATCATTAAACTATTAATAATTTGCAAGTGTTCTTTATGGCGATTCTCCATCACATTTGTCATTCTTTCAAGGTCATGTTGCCAGCTTTGCATTGTAGCTATTAGCTTCTTTGTGTGATACCAAACATAATCCTCTGTAATGCCCTCGACATTTATTTCTTCTTTAATTACAAACTTGTCTGCATTTTCTTGATCGCTCATAGCTTTTCCTCTGGTTGTGTTAAGGCTTCAAAACAATGTTTTTCATATAACATTTTATCTATTTCAGCACTATAGGCATCACGCTCCATCCGTAACTTATCCATCGTTGCCCGATGACTGCTAGTAGATGCGTTCCATGCGGTTTGCCAAGAAAGCCATAGCCATTGAACTACGCTATCGTCTGTTTCTTTATTGGTTTCATCTAATAATTTTTTTTTCTTCGCCCACAATAAAAACTCTTCTTTCATATCAACTCCAATGATGGTTGTTTAAGTCTTTCTTTTTGCAACACTTTGTAATCTTCGTTTAGCTCGCAGCCTAAGTATGATCTGTTTAAACGTTGAGCAACTGCAGCGGTAGTTCCTGAACCCATAAAAGGATCAAGGACTATGTCACCAACTTTACTTCCCGCAATGATGCAAGGTTCAATTAACTCAGGTGGATACACGGCAAAGTGCGCACCCTTAAATGGTTTGGTGGTAACTGTCCACACAGAACGTTTATTAGCCATATCGTAAGACTTTTCCAGCCCCGAATGAGGGCTAAGACCTGATCCCTCGTTGTGGTATTTGCCATCGCTTCTATCCCTTGTTCCCCAGTCTTCCTTGACAGGCTCTTTAATAGCCTCGTTATCAAAGTAATACTTAGGTTTTTTGGTCAATAGGAAGATGTACTCATGGTTCTTGGTGCAACGATCCTTCATAGACTCAGGCATGGGGTTGGGTTTGTGCCAAATGATGTCTTGACGTAGATACCAGCCGTCAGCTTGCAGTGCAAAGGCAACCCTCCAAGGAATCCCAATAAGGTCTTTCTCTTTCAGCCCAGCCTGTTTGTTTCCACGTCTAGCACAAGACTGCGGTAAGTCTTGGTCTGTATTAGAGACTGTCTGTTTAACAAGCGATTGACCTTTGCCTGGTCGGTAGTTGTAGTAGCTGTCCCCCAAATTCAACCACAGCGTCCCGTCATCCTGCAGTATTTTCCATACGTGTTTAAACACATCAACAATAGCCGCCACATAGTCGTCAACAGTTTCTTCTAAGCCAATTTGTCCGTTATGACCATAATCTCGTAGCCCAAAGTAAGGTGGTGAAGTAACGCAAGTTTGCACCTTGACCCCCTCAGTTGCCCAACGTTTCATAATGTCTCGGCAATCACCGAACTCAATGGTATTCATCTTGCATAACCAATGCGGTCACCACTGGTATCAAATAAATTTGCCTCTCCCATGTTGCCACGAGTTTCATAAGCAATGATGTTGCCAGTGTTATCGTAGATCATATGGGTAGATTCCATGTTGTATCGATTGTTTTCCCAAGCATATGAAGTATTTGAATGGTTGTACTGATTATTAGCGTAGTTGTATTCACTATTCTTAAAGTTGTATGGATTGTTTTCCCACACACTTTGCGCCTTAGCTGATCCAATCCTAATAGCCACACAAAAAACAATTAAAGTGAATACAGTGAGACCATAAACTACTCTTTCAAAAAATGCGTTCATTTTGCTTTTACCCTTCGTTTAATAGCCGTAATGCCAGCCTCTTTTGGTTTGCGAGCTTCTAACATAGAGTCTGCGTACTTATAAGCCAATGTTGCTGGCTCTTCTCCAACATCAT